TTGATGCGCTTACGCTTGGCTTGGATGTTTGCGTAAAGACCGGGCTTCATTATTTCATCTTCTTTTTGCGCTTAGGAGCCTTTGACGGCTTGCCAGCTTTCATTGCAGCTTCACGGGCAACGTTCAGAGCAATAGCAATCGCCTGCTTTTTCGGGCGACCAGCCTTTTCTTCCATCTTGATGTTCTTGCCGATGCTTGTCCGGCTGTAACCTTTTTTCAATGGCATTTGATAACTCCTAAAGAAGTTAGGGGGAGCCGACTTCCAGACTCCCCCTATCCCCCGTTATATTACGGCCCCGGAGGGGTTTGGTTGAACAGCAGGATGCCAGCCATTTCAGGGTTGGTCATCACAACGCCGTAGAGCGTATCCAGCGTGTAAAGCGTCTGGAAGGTGAGCGGGTCAAACTTTTTGGTCATGACAAGCTCAATGCCCTGATCGGTTGAAGCGCGAAGAACGTCAACGCCAGCGCCATCCGGCACAGCGTAACGGCCCGGAAGCAGTTCAATCGAATCCTTGCGCCAGAACGGGTTAATGTTCGAAGCAGCAACGTTCAGGAAGTTTACCGACGCAGTGGCCGAAGTGGCAACCAGATCGACGTTCTGATACTGAAGTTCAGCATCAGTCGGGCTCGAAGAAGCCGAGATAATCGGCGGGCTGATAACCATCGTGGTGCCATCAACAACGTCGATTACGCGGAACGTTTTCAGTTCGCCAGTCGAACGCTTGGTGATGTGGTGCACAGCTTCAATGCCATCAATGGTGAACGCATCGCCAGCAGTGACGCCAACCGTGGTGGACACGGTGACGGTCTGATAGCGGTTGTCCACGTTGAGGACACCAGCAACGCTGTTCGTGGTTGCTTGCGGCACGTAGTCGGTGATTGCCGTGCTGGTCGTGTCAATGGTGACGGTTGCAGCGTTAGCAGCACAACGGTTGGCGTAGTCCAGCTTATAGGTTTCGAAGCCAGCCACGGGGCCAACATACGAACGCTCGTAAGCGTTAGCCGACTTGTTGCCAGTGAACGAACGAGTCGCCACTGCCAGGTTGCCAGCCATGCCGTTGTAATCGCGGCTCGACAGAGCGAGGTAGCGATCTTCAGCCATTACACCCTGCTCGTTCATGATGCTGTCGCACAGAGCGATGTCATCATAATCGCCAGCAGCAGTTGCTACGGGAACGACGAGCGTGCCCTGAGCAGCGGCCAAGTCCATAACCGACAGGTTGATGTCCGAAGCAAGCTTCTGCTTTGCAGCATCGCCAAGGCGACCTTCTTGCAATGCGTCACGCAGTTCGAGAGCATCCATCTGCCAAGCCGAGCACTGGCTGAAGCCGAGGGTTGAAGGAACCGAAAGCTGCGTCATCTGCGAGACGTTACCCGCGATGGTGCTGCCGACGGTGCGGCTGAACGACTGAGCGATGTAGGGCTGCGGACGCCAGATGGTGTCACGAGCGCGTTCCATCGTCACGCCGTTGGTGTTGTAGACGTTGATGTTTTTGCTGAGGATCAGCGCATCATTGAAGCCTTCGAGAATGTTCTCAAAAGCAACAATTTCTTCCTTTGAAAAAGCGTTTGCCATTTCACTAACTCCAAATTAGGTTTTTTTGCCGCGCTTATAGGCCATAACCTTTGACAAGTCGCCGGTCTTCAAAGCCTCTTCACGCAAGCGTTCAAGGGTGGAATCCACACTTCCTGATATGCGACCACCGCCACTGGTGATGGTGCGTTCAGGCGATGCGGCTGCTTTACGGTTTGTTACTTTCAACTGAGTCTCCAGTTTCGCTACCGCAAAGGCGAACTTCACGGGGTCTGTAATAGAAGCAAGCTCTTTGGCCTTGGCTGAGTTTTTGCCAATTGCGTAAACGAGCAATGCCGGGTTTTCGGAGCCTTGTAGAACAATCCCCTGCTGCGTGACGTTGAAGGTTTCGAGAGCCGTAGCTTCCGCATCCTCATAATCGCGCACCCTGAGACCGGCCTTGGCCTTTTCGTAATCTTCGAGCTTCTTCTGCCACGCAGCGGCTTCGGCTTCTTGAGCCTCTCGCTGGCTGGCTTCGGCTGCATCGGCCTCGCGCTTACGCTCATACCAATTAGCCAGTTCTTGCTCGAAAACATCCGAATCGTAATCACATCCTTCGAGCGTAGGCTTTGCACCTAAAGCAACCGGCTTGTTCTCAGTCGCAGTAGTTGTCAGCTTGGCTTCGAGTTCACGGATGCGCTTATCCTTCTCTCGGTTTGCCTTTCGCAATTCACGCACCCATTCAGGCGCTCTGCTTTCTTCCTGTGGAGGCGGCGCTTCCTCCCCTATGGAGATTATAACTTCGTCTTCTTCTTCAGGCTCATTATCTTCAGCGGCGGCATTGGTCTCACCAGCTTCAAAATCTTCCTGATCCAATTCGATGACTTCAGTTTCTTCAATCTCCGTGTCTGCCATGTTCATGATTTACCCCATCAACTCACCCGAATTGCGCGGCGGGTGGAACCGCATTCATTGGGGCAATTGCTTGCCCAATCTTTTCAGCCGTCTCTACAGCCGACTTGCGCTGATCAATATCAATGTTTGATATGGTTTCAGCAGTCTTGGCACGGGTCTCTTCAGTGCGTGCCAGTGTGTATTCTGTATCAGCCTGCGCTTTAACCGCCAAAGCCTGAGCCTTGGTTGCTTCAGCTATCAGATAAGCGGACTGCGGGTCTTGCTGCTGGCCCTGCATCATCATGGCTTCGAGCATCTGCTGCTGCTCTTCCTCAGTCGGCGGGACAACGCCCATCTGCACAAGCTTCTTGCGGAAGAAGTCCTTGATGTCGCCAATGCCCTCACCGTCCATGTTCATGATTGCCATAGACTGAAGGATCATTTGCGTTTCAGGATCAGACGTGACCTGCATCATGCCAGTCAATGCGCGAACAGTTGCTTCGCGGCGGCTGGTGAATGACGGACCAACGTCAACAGCAACGTCAAAGTTGGCACGGCTCAAATCGTTTTCGTAAACCAATTCGCCCGTCTCAGCGTCAATGGTAGGCTTCATCATTTCTACCGACTCAACCTGATCCATTGCGCTAATGGATTTCATCTTACGCCCTTCTTCGACGTAAATATCCTTAGCCATTGACAGCCAAATCTCACCGCAACGACGCATAGCCTTCGCCATGTTAGTCATGTAAATGAATGACTGCATATCCAAGCGGGTCTGGATAAGCTCAACAGCCTTGCCGCTGATGTTGCTTACCATCTTGTCCGCTTGCTGGTTGTTGCCCAGGATCTCAGCCATATCCTGCTCGGTTAACTGCAAAAGCGCAGCCATCGCCGGAGGAATGTCAGAGGACTTGGTGTAAGCCACAGGCCCAGCAGCCTGCGTCTCGCCATTTGCCCCAGTAATCGGGTTCACGAGCAAGTAGGGATAATTGCGAATGTTATCTTCAGCCCACATTACCTGATGGCCAGCCACCTGCTCAGGCAGTAAGATTGGCTTTTCAACGGATGAAAGTGCGCTGATTTCCCCCAGCTTTGAAAGCTGCATATTCTTCAAACGCTGTGGGTCTTTGGCTAGGCGGACATGGCCCATGCAACGCTCTACGTTATCGACGAACCAACGCTTGCCGTAATAAGGAACAATCGGGATGTTTTTACCAGCAATGTAGCCTGAGTCCTCAAGGATGCCGCCGCCGCTCATGATATACTTGTGGACGCGACGACGCTTTACGCGCTTCTGGCGAACTTCAACCGTTCCAACAGCCAGCAAGGTTTCTTCAAGCGTTTCGTCTGCGTCAAAGTCTGCCTGCGTATAACGCTCTTCCTCGCCAGTGATGGTTTGGAATATGCGAACAGTCTCGCGTACTTCCTCAACGCGATAATATTCTGCAACAAACACAACGTCAGGAGTATCCCAGTCAAATTCAAACTGGTGGATTTCCTTTGGCCATGTCGTAGGATCGTCGTTCCATTCAGCCTTATAGGCTTCGCGGGTCATGGAGTAGAGGACGAAGCAATATTTAGCGTCCGACTTATCCTGACGCTTTGCGTCTAGATCGAAGAATACGCTGCTGTCAGCGTCATAGATCGGCTCAAAGCGAATGCGCTGCTTTTCGTTCTCATCGTCCTCGTCGTCCTCATAGACGGTGCGGAGACGCCATGCACCAAAGCCACCGCCAACACCTTCCTCGAAAGCATTGTCGAAAGCTTCATCCGCCACACTATCCTGCTCATCAGCGCGATACAGGCCATTACAAGTCTCAGCCAGCTTATCGTCTTTGCTTCCGTCCTTGGACACAAAGTCAACAGAAATGCGATTGTTGCGATATTCGTTTATGATGCGAATGACGCTCAGGTGAATTTTGTTGACTTCAAAGCGCGGCTTGTTCTCAAACTGCTCACCGATCGGACCTTCCCACTGTGCGCCAGCAAGAGAGTAGAACCTGCGATCCTGAAGGCATTGCAAACGCTCATCGCGCATGGATGACTGACAGCGATCAAACTCAGTCAATGCAGCCTGATGCACATTGCCGAGCCGTTGTTCTCTAGTCAGTCGAGCCATTTACCACCTGTTCATCGTTGCAAGAGGCTTGACTTCGATAGCCTTTTTAGGTGCTGCTCGACGACTAGCTTCACACGCATACCTAAGTGCGTCGATCAAATGATTATCACGATCAGCAAGAATTGGCAATACTGCGCCGGTAAGGGGATCGGTCTTGTAGCTATAGCAGCTTAGTTCATCTATTGTATGCTGACAACGCGGGTGAACCACAATGTCATGCGACTTCAGCCACTCGATCCCTTCCTCTACAGACTTGGGGCCTTTTACGGCTGCCATGATCTTAGGAAAGCCATTCTTTTGCATATGGCTGATGGTCTCTGGCCTCGCGCTATCTGCCACGATAGGCCATTTTTCTGACTCCGGCACTGTCAGGAATAGGCTTGGCGTGTCCATGATTTCACAGCCCACCCGATAAGCTTCATAGTCAACGTAGATTGTGCGTCCAATGACATGGCAGCGAACCAAGACTGTTGGGTCTGTCGCAAAGCCCCAGTCAGCGCCGAAGCGGTGCGTTGCATCTTCTGGCGTTTCAAATTCCTCAATGCGCCAGTTGCGAAATACTCGCGCCTCGCTGTTGCTAACATAGCCACCCAGCCAGACGTGCTTGTATTTGTCGGGATCGCGGCTTCGATCATATTCCATCTCTGCTTTGAGAACGTCAGGGAACCAAGGATTGTCCTGATAGTTTACCTCACGAACGATAGCGTCAGGCGGCGGATTGGTTCCACGCAGAAGCGCATCCACTGGGTCACTGGCTTGATTGGGGTTCCAAGTAAACCAAAGCTCGGAGTCAGGCTTACGGATTGTCGGGCGCAGCAGATCGAGCGAACGCTGGCTTAAGCTCTGAGCTTCTTCGACCCAGGCGCAATCGTAGCCTTCAAGCGACTTAATGGAATCGCTTGTATGATTTTGCATACCCTGAAATATAATCAGGCCGTCGCCATGACGTGACTTGATTTGCGTTTCCTGAACTTCGAAATAGGCTTGCACGCCAAGCTGCTCAATCTTTAGTTCTAAAAGGCGCTTGACAGATTGAGCTAATGACTTCTGAATTTCGCGAACGCAAACCGAGCGTCGACGCTGATCCATGACATGAGCTTCAATCATAGCTTCGGCAAAGGCGTGTGATTTGCCAGAGCCACGCCCACCATGCGCTCCCTTATAGCGTGCTGGCTGTAGGAATGGCTTGAACCAGCGCGGGGTCTTAATCGTTAGGGTTGTCATCGATCACCTTGCGGACGATCTCGTGCATCATATTGCCGTTGACGTTTAGCTTTGATGGGGCATCAAGACCGATCATTGCGTTGATTGCCTTGACTGCGTTCACCTTGTCGCTCGGCTTGGCGTCTTGGTCTATGCCTTTGGCTATCGTAGAGAGAACATTGAGGCTGTCTGCCATAGTCCAAACTACACGTTCAGCAACGGCAGCCTTAAGCTCGGCAACCCTTTGTGCGACGTTAGTGTTGGACATTAACTGCGATGCATTGACCTGAACCGACTCTGGCTTGGTCGTTGGCTTAACATTGAAGGCCGCACGGTAAGCGTCAGCTTGCGTTTTTCCTTGCGCGACTTCTTGAGCAAATCGCTCTTGTTTGGGTGTCAATGCCATTGTCTCAGCTTCCATAAAAGGACTGGTGTTTTTGTTATAATCGCTTTGTGTGGTTTGAGCAAGGCTGTCACATCACTCCGTAGTGTCGCAGATAGAACTTAGCCCAATCATCCTGCGGATATTTTTTGGCTTTCCAGTTTTCTCGTAATTGCGCCTTGGTCATGCGGCCATCTTTCCAGCTATTCAGGTCAATCAGGAATTTCGTGCGTTTGTTAATCACCTTCTTTGACGAACGTCCCGTTTACCATTTTGCCTTTGCGGTCTTTAATCTCATCCCATGCGTGGGCGATACATTCCTCGATCTCGATGTCTTTTTGCGCTGCTAGGATTGTCAGAACGACAAACGCATCACCGATGCTATCCATAAACTGACCATCGCGGCCTTTTGCGATAGCCTCGGCCAGTTCGCCTATTTCCTCGATCAGCTTAACAAACTGCGCCTGAACAGTGCTACCTTCGATCAAGTTGCGATCCTTTGCCCATCGGCGGATGCAATCTGCGTATATCATTCTGAGCCATCCTTATATTCAATTTTACGTTCATCTCTAATTTGAGCCAACCGACGAACATCAGGCTTTTCAGGCGCTGCCAGCATTTTTTGATCACCGCCCAAGTGACGCAGTGAGTAAAATGGATTGGCATAATCAAAACGCTTAGGGTTCAAAATTTCCAAGCATTCCTTGATTGTCGGAAAAAAGATGCATCGCGCTTTTAATTCGTCTGTTAAGGCTTCCAACCCTTCTTCCGATAGATGTCCTAGCGATTTGAAATAATCGGCTATCAACCATTTTTCGGCCTGAACATCTCCGCGATCTGCTCGTTTAAATAAAGCTTCCCAGCGACGGAATGTTTGAAGGAAATGCCTTTTGCGTTCATTCTCCTCAGCTAAGAAAGTCGAGCCCTTCGTCGATTGCTCTTGCAAGGCTGCTACGGCGGTCAAAGCTGCCTGTCCTATTTGCTGCACCATTCTTCGTCTCCTTAATTTCGTAAAGGTCTGTCCATCCGTTCATAGTGCTGCGATCCAGCACCTCGGTTATGTCCTGTCCGCATATCATCATGGCTTCCAGCCTAGCGATAGCCCTATTCCAAGCCCTCACCGTCATAGGCTTCTTGCGGAGTTTCCTGCTCATAGTGCTGAG